TATTGCTTGGCTTCCTGAAAGGAGGTAACCATCGTTGACTGTGAGAACGCGTGAAATACCGTTCCCAGGGTCTTACGAGGGTCAACTCGATCGACATTATATCGATCGAGGTGATAGTCGTAATGACTATCGCGAATTGACTACATCCACTAATCCGGATGTAGTTGCCTTCCTGACAGGGACGCAGACTACTGCGTCAGAGAATCATCCTGCTTGGAGGACCCACAAACGTGGGCACTTCAAGGGGGATTATGGTGGACCGTTCTCTTCTCAGAGAAAGTACTGTGTGACCCCTAGTGGGACACACAGAGACTTTTCTGCGAGGAGATCGTATGAGCCTTCTTCCCTCTTTCCGGAGGGTAGATTTGTTGACAAGGTCGATTATTCTGGCCCTGTCTTGCCCTGTGCACCGAATCTGTTGCCGTTCCCCGCTTATATGGGGTCTAGTTCGAAAGAACTAGATCTCAAAGGGGCAACTGCAATAGCTCAGTGTAGTCCATCCAATCCCACCGTCGACCTAACCACCGCCATTGGCGAACTCTTCCACGACGGGATTCCTCACGTCGTTGGAGGAGTACTCAAATCATGGAGAAATCTCTCAGCTCGCGATCGCCGGAAGGCGATCGGAGATGAGTATCTCAATGTTGAGTTTGGTTGGAAGCCATTCGTTAATGATCTGCGTGACACTTGTCACGCGATCATCCACGCACACGACATTTTGTCGCAATACGCGCGGGATTCCGGACGAATGGTTCGACGGAAGCATGATTTCAAGCCCGAGACCGGGAATAACACGGCGATATGGCGTGATGGGGTTTCACCTTGGTGGAATCCTTCTCACGGCATATTTTCGTCTCCGGACTCGAATCAGGGTAAGGTGCTTGCTACCGAAACTTGGAGCAAGCGTCAGTGGTTTCGTGGCGCATTTACCTATTATGTTCCGCCGAGTGATTCGGTTAGGAACGGTATTGCGCTTAACGTAATCCAAGCAAGAAAATTGCTTGGACTTTCACTGACTCCAGATTCACTCTGGAACCTCGCCCCGTGGAGCTGGGCTGTCGATTGGTTCACCAATGTCGGCGATGTTCTTTCGAACTGGACCGACTGGGCCATCGATAACCAGGTGTTGGTGTATGGGTATATGATGGAACATACGTTCCATCAATATACTTTTACATTCGCTGGCCCCACCGGCATTGCCGATGGGGGCGCGCGACCTGGCGACTTCACACTTGTTGCGGAAACAAAAGTGCGTCGTCAAGCCTCACCGTATGGTTTTGGCATTAACTGGGAGGACTTGTCCTCTCGGCAGAAGGCCATTGTTGCCGCTCTCGGCTTAAGCCGATCGCGGTAGCAGATGTATTACTCTGCGTTACAACGCCAAACGGGAGACCCAGTCCGGGCTCCTAGGAGTGATGCTCATGTCGTTCACCGACCCGCTCTCAATCACCATTGGGGGCGTGACCACGCCGCTTCCCCGAACAGGCGATGCGCCTGGCGGAGGAGACGGTACGGTCTACCGCAGTGGTGACGGACTCATTGTCCTTACCGCCAGCCACGATGTGGCGAAGCGGCAAAGGCGAGTCCTGCGGATCGATACCTCGAAGCTGGCAGCGGACCCTTTCAAGCCCGCTGAGAACGTCAAAGTCTCGATGAGTAACTACATCGTCTTTGACATTCCGCCCGCTGGCTATACGCCAGCAGAGGCGCTCGCTGTGTACACAGGTTTCAAGACCCTGTACACGGCAACTTCGGACGCGATGATCGTGAAGCTCCTCGGTGGCGAGTCATAGGAACCCGATTTCGACTATAAAGTCGACTCCGGGGCCTAATGGCCTGCACATCTTTGAGCTGCTTTCACCGTGTCGCCAGATAGTGGTGAGTTTGGAGGACGTGACTTCGAAAGAAGCCTCGGATCCAACCCTCACGTACGTGCACCTTCTAGAAGACTTCGGTCTCCTGGAAGGCGCCGCCCTGATTACTATCCGCGTACGACGTTCACGAGGAAATTCCTCGTAATCGTCATCGTGGTAGCTCAGGCGCTTTATCCGGCAGGTCAGATCATCTTCAACTTGAATGTTTGTTGATGATCTAGTGAGTTCAGTTCCTCGACGGAAGCGATCCAGTTGGGGATATGTCGTAATTTATTACGGCATTACCCCTGACTGTCTCGTTTATCGTCGAAGGGTCTGAGCATCTGTGACGTGAGCTAGGGACTGACCACCTCTGATAAGGAGGGATCATGAAAAGCCTGACGTCACTCTG